AAAAAGCCTTGAGCACCTAAACCTGCACCACCAGCACTAGCCTGAGCTAGAAACTGATCGCGCAAGGTTGCAATGTCGGGAGCTACATCGTAACCAGCTGACTCAAGATAACCTTGGTCATTCATCTTGAAGTTAGAGGAACCGAAGCGGGATGTAATACCCACTGGACGGAACCGTTGAGCGTCAGCAGCAATACGAGCTGCTTCGAGTTGAGCATTAGCGGATGTCTGAGCAGCATCTTCTGCTGCATCCCCTGACATCATGCCACCTAAGAGACTAGCACCAGCAGCAATCCACGGCATATTAAGCCTCTACTTTCTTCATAATAGTGCTTTCAGCACCCTTGATTAAAACTTGATCTACTTTATTCACGTCAGTTTCCTCAGTTTGATGAATACAGAACCATGTGGAGTCTTCCAAGGCTACAATGACATGGTTCACATTCTTCACAATATTGATACAAGCAGGGGCTGTATATTCTTCTACTTTATCGTCATCCAATAAAACTCTAACCTTACCTTGAGCTAAGATACTCAGGTGGTCATAGTTATGCTGATGCTGACAAGCCATAGCACCTTTAGGGATAAACATCTGCTTGGCGTATAAGCCTTCAGAGAAGTGGTGTACAGTATCCATTCTCTATTTCTCTTAGGACACTCGGAGCCAGAGGGTTACTTCAGAACTTGCACTACGTTCAGCGTACCCCATACACCGCCAAGTGCCCGACAAAGTGGTAGTGCCAGCACCGAAGCCGCCAGCCGAACTAGCAATCAAATTAGACCCGGCAGTAGTTTGCCCGAAATTAATTGGAGAAGGCCCGTTGTTCAAGAAAGCCATAGCGTATGTACCTACATCACCTGCGCCTGCTGCTGCTGTTGCAGATAACACCTGAGCAGTAGAAGGAGAACCAGCACTAGCGATACTGACAGCTCCTGTCATACCGTTAACAGAGGTAACACCCCCGTTAGCTGCTGTGGTAGCTGATGCTGCACTGCCTGTGATGTTGATCGCCCAAGTCCCTGAAGCACCGCCACCTGTCTTGGTAGGGGCATCATCTGCAATCTGAGCCACAACAAAAGCAGTACTGGCAATTTGAGTATTGTTAGTGTTTACAGCAGCAGTTGGAGTTGTGGGAGTACCTGAGAAAGCAGGACTAATCAAGTTAGCCTTTAGACCAAGATCACCTGCTACCGCAGAAGAATCAGCTTTGCTCGAGATTGCAGTAGAGATGTTGTTGAACTCAATGTCAAACTCTGTACCTTTAACAATCTTTAAAGGATTGCCAGAAGCCAGTGAATCTTTACTAGCGAAGTTCGTACTTTTAACGTATTCAGCCATGATTAAATTATCTTTCCATTTTTAGCGTGTATCTCAATCTTCTGGATACTCAAAGCAAAGCCATTAATATCCGCTTCATAACCTGTTTGAACAACCTTACCAGCCCCTGTCGGATATGCTGTTAAAGTCTGTAAGGTAATGCCATCGGCGTACTCTTCATTATTGTTGTACTGCGCTATGTTAAACTCTGCAATGTTCTGTGTAGGGATCTTGACGTTCTGTGAGTAGTAATTTTCTTTGAAGTCGTACCCCCACTTAATAGTCACATACTGATCAGAACCACCGATAACAACAATAGAGAGTTTCTTCAGGATTGTGGTCACTGAAGGAGCACCTAAGTCAGTGTGGTTGGTAAAGTAGACCATCCGATAACTAGTAGCATTATCTTGATAGCCATCGTACTTGCCTACATAACCTGCCTTGCCTATCAATAGATCTCGGTTACGTAAGTAGCAGAAACTCTTAGGTTGAATAGCATCCCAAGTTGTAACCCTAGCAGAACCATCCTGAAGCATAGCTTTCATGTCGAAGCAATACACTACCTTCAATCCCGGTAATGTCAGTAAGTAGAAGGACTCATAAGGACTATAGACAGAACGGATAAGACTTAACACCTCACCTGCTACAGAACTCATCAAGTCATTACGTACGTTCTTGGACAAATCCCTGAAAGGAGCTGACTTTTCTTGGATGGTACGAAGGACACTACGAACACCTGTATCCGACAGGAAGATGATGTCTGAGCCTGTGTTCTGGATACTGTCACGAGCAATACAACCAATACCTGTCACTGCATCGGAGAGCTTAAACACTCCTGTAGTCACCACATCCTGAGCACCTGAGTACACCAAGATATTGTTCTTACCGAAGATGAATAAGAATCCATTGTGAGAGGCTAAGCCTGTTACGTTATCAGCACCGTTAGGCCATACAGAGGTAACATCCAATGAACCTGTAGAACCTCCTGACCACTTGTGACCAGAGAGAATATCAGACCAATAGACAACAGCCTTCTCGGAGGTTGTGTCTGCTACCCATAAGCGTCCATAAGCAGACAGAACAATGTTACCCTGTGGAGGTGTTCCTGAGTGTCCTGTCTTATCGTTGAGCTTGTAATAACCTGTAGTACTCAAAGCAGGATCAAACACTATCGGCTCATGTCCACCTTGGAACAGATACAAGTGTTCATTCAGGCAAGCAATCTGCCAGTTGTTAGCTGTGATGGTTGGAGCAGAGCCGCCACCACCGTAGGTTAACTCAGTCAGTGTATTACCTACCAGCTTGAATATCTTATTGTTACCTGTGCAGATAGTGTACTCAGAACCGTTATCGGTAACCAACTGACCGATAGCTGTGATGTCAGCAGAGCCTAGAGCACCACTGGCAGTATTAACCTTAGTCCAGCCTTTACGAGCACCTACACGACCATACTGATCAATGACACAGTTGGTAGCGTTAAGAGCAAAGCCTGAGGCAAGGTCTAATGAAGAATCTTGAGTGTTCAGGCCATAGAAGCCCGGAGCTGTGATGGCATACGTTTGAATTTGTTGTGCCATATGTTACACAGCCTCCCAAGTATCTTCCTCGATGTACCGTGAAGATTCAATAGCGATATAGTCAGACAAGGAAGCCTTGTACAGAGCATAGGCTTCTGAGCTTGGTAAACCACCGTCCTCACCTCGTTCAACCACTGCCCTTGCAAAGGCTCCTAACACCACAGGCTCTTTAGGAGCAAGCATTGTGTCTGAGTCACCTTTGAGTTCCTTCTGTGGGATGTACAGGTTAAAGTACAAGCTTAAGTTAGCTTCAGGAACAGGATAGAAGTCTACCTTTGTATCTCCAGTGGTGTGAACACCGTTGAAGTTATAATACATTGGTCTACCGGGATTCATGTTATTGAGCAGGTAAGCCGACATAGCTTTAGTGCTCAACGCCTTAATCTCAGACTTGTTGGTCATGTCCTGAGCATCGATAACCTTGAAGCGACCACCTGTACCAGTCAAGACATAACCGTAAGTATTAGCTATTGTCTCAATGATCAAGGTATCGGTAAGAGCATTCCAGTTATAGGCATCCTCTACTTGTCGCTTGGCATCATTAACCAATCTACCAACAAGTTTAGATAATACGTTTTCCTGAACGGTAGTTACTTCTGGTTCACGCATACGCACCAGAATGTCATTTACAAGTTCAAGGTAAGTAGGCAAAGCCATTATAAGTAACTCCAATAAAGTATTTCAAATATGATCACCAGAGGGATCAAGCGGGTCTAACACAGGTTCAAAGAACTTAACCACTGCTAACCTGTAACCAGTTGATTCTTTGTGATGCCGCTTCAATCGACTTGTGACAGTCAACTCTCGCGGTACTTCAAGCAAGATAATGGTCATCACGAACCAGTTAACCAGCAAGTCTAAGATCAAGCCGATAACCAGAGTAGGATAGCCAAAGACCTTCCCCAAGGTAGTCAGTTTGCCCATGTCTCGTACTCGCTTGATGTTCATCACTGCGGCATAGAACACATATAATCCGTAGGTAATAGCCAGAGATACACCGATGTAGATTAAGACATTTTCCATACTTACTCCGGTTTAAAGAAGGATTGTCGGAAAGGCATCCACACTGCCAAGAACTTGGGCAGGTTCTCATACGTCATCAAAAGACGATTGCCGTTCACAAACTTAAACTCAGTTGGCTGAAAGGAAGTCTTCTGCAACTGGTGTGCAATGATGACAGCGACAAGACCATTTTGGTCATCACGGGTTGCTGAACACATGACGCCTTCAAACTCAATGCCAACCATCTTTGGATCAGGTGGTGGAGGAGGGTCTGATGGTAGTGGCGTGTTTCCTTCGTCCAGCCATGCCAAATACTCGGTGTATGCGGAGTTGGCGGGGTCGAAGGGGATGAAGGCGTTGTCAGCAATGCGTTTGATGCAGGTGGTTGCGCCCATTGGGGTGTCAGGTTGAAGTTGGTACATGATTAAAGCTCCGATGAACCAGAAATAACACCAAGCAGAAAACCACTTTGACTAATTGAAAAACCATTTGTAGAAGATTGCGTCTGCAAGCTATTTGACCCTCCAATAGATGTTGTGCTTACAGTGATTAATGTTGGCTGCGCTCTTTTTTGGACTTGCCATTGAATCCAAGACAAATCAGTTCTACTACCACCTGTTGCGCTTGCACTGTAAACAGTAGCCAACTCAAAATACCGCTGACACATCATCAGCTCACGCCCGTAGTCCCTGCGCTCAAACGGGGAAGCAACGCTGCCTGCTTCAAGCTGTACGCCTGTGATGTAGAAGGTGGCTCCAGAGTTGGCGATCCATGTTACGCATCCGCTAGTGCGCATTACAGAGGCAGAAGCCCATGTA